TAAATCATCACCCGCCTGGAGCGCTGCAATGCACTCACCCTTTTCACACAGTCCAAACTTAAGCATTTAAAACCTCCTCAAAAAAGATTAATTGTTTTTGTTCCGTTGTAATTATATTAATATATTAACACCTCAAAATCAAGTATAAAATACCTGAAAAATAAGGTTTATCAGAAGTTCACAAAACAGTTATATAATACTTGTATATAAGTACTAAACGCCACAAATATAATACATAAAACATGTATACAAACGCCCGAAAAATAAGTATTTATTTATGCAGTTTTTAAAAGTCGATTGACAACGCGCAAAATTTAAAAGAAAATGAACAGTCAAAGAAAAGAATTTAAAAACGTGATCAGGAAGGAAAGCAGCACAAGCCGCGGAGAGACGCGACGCCACCAGCGCAGGCAATAACACCTGGAGCAGCAGAAAAGGCCCCAGAAGGCCCCCAGGAAAGCCACACGGCCCGAAGAGCCTACAACCTGAAGCAACTGCGGCAGCCGGAGACGGCCGAAGATCCCCCGCGCCGCTTTTATCTCCAGCAGTTAGATCTGGAGCGCAGAAGGACCCGCGGCGAAAGCTGGACAGCTTCAGAAGGTAACAAGCGCGGCCCGTCTTCCAAAAATGGAACAGCAATTGCAACTAAGGACCCGACGCGGCGAGGCCGTATATATTAGTAATAAAACACACATAAATGGAGAATTGAAGCAGGGAACACCAGGGAACAAAGCCACCTGTAAATAAGTAATTAATTATTGAAACATGAGAGTTTAATCTACAGGATGAGGATCCGCGGCCGGAGACGATCAGGAACGGAGCGAAGGACCTGCAGCACGAATGAAAGCCCAAGGAGGCCGCAGCCGGTCCGAAGAGGCTATAAAAGCAGCCCCGAAAATATAACTCCGGCAAAAGTCCGGAGGAGGCCAACATCATGACCGCGTACAAGGCCCGGAGAGACACGAAGCGCCAAGGCCGGAGGAATGGAGCAGGCACCCGCAGAAGAGGCCGCAACGCCTCATATATAAGTAATAGAAACACTAATAAATAAGTAATGGAGGCCGCAAAAATGAGAAGTAAAACGAATAAGAGAGAAGCGCCGAAGAGATACGAACACGGGGAAATAGATGATATTTTAGTCGAAAATAAGCAAGGCCAAATAATAACACAGTCAGATATACAGCGAACAATAGATATATATATAAATGGATTGAGAGATCCCGAAAGCATATATAACAATAAACCAATGATATTCAATGGACTATTAGAAGCTATATATAGAAAGAATATCAAGTATATATTGCCTAATACATATAATAACGACTATGAACTATTAGACAGTATATTTATTAATATATATATTAATCTATGTTATACGTTCTCATATATTCCAAGTGTATTAATATTCTGTAATCACTTAGTAAAAATAGATATATCAAATATATATAGTATTAAGACAGGATTCTACAGAGATAGTGATGCTAAAGTAAATAATAATATTCGCTTAATTTGTAAAAAATGGGAGTCTATGTGTAACTCTGATTTATTCGCTAATATAGCCCATAATAACTCTGTTGGTTGTATATTTATAGCTAAAGTAAAAGGATACACGGACCAGCCGCAGCAGACGCCGCAGATTAACGTGACAGTGACGCCGAGTCTTGATGAAAAAATGCTGGAGGCGATCAGGACAGGAACGCCCGGAGAGTTGCCGCCGCTGCCACCAACGACAAATTAAGCGCCGCCTATATGGACAAAATGGAGTTCTTGTGGTGTTAGTATATGCTAAGTACTATATATTGTGTTCATTACGCCGCTAAATAGATATTATGCGGCGTATTTGATATTTTGCGCGCTTTTATACGATTTTTTAAAACGCCCCCCGGCCCCGCGGAGAGTACCCGGATGCAGGATGCACGCAGGCCGCGCGCCTTGTCAACACGCCGCGCCGAAGGCCCCGCCAGCAGGAACGGCGCAAAATCGAACACCCGTTCGGGGGTCAGGGCGACAAGGGACGGGCGCGGTATTACCTCCCTGAGCATTTCCAAGAACAAAAAAGGCTTTGTGATATATACTCCCACCGAGTACTCCTCAAGGCTATGTGATATACATTCCCCAGAACATACTGGAGCGATAGATATATACTGCATCATCAACATAGCTGGCAGAGATACATGAGTCTAAGCCATATATGTCATCCAGCCTGGATATATGCAGATCACATGAATGTTAAATCGTCAGTAAATTAGGCAAAATAATTTAAATTGTCTGACTATATCGGAAATTGTATTTATTTTCAGCACAACTGCTTGACAATGTTTTGCAAAAGAGTTATTGTGACGGCAACAGGGGTAGACCTCATGGCTCGTTGGGGTATACCTCTCGCAGGCACAAGACCCACGCAGATGTCTGTAAGCTGGACGAGCAAGACTGATGATGAATTGCACAGTTGCTTTCTTGCGATTTCATTTCACACATATACCTCCGAGATTCATGGGCGGTCGGTCCGCTCCGTGACGGTTCAGCCGACACCGTAGAACGGCTGGTAGTTATCAGTTTTCAAGCCACGGAGAGCAATCTTCATTCCGGTGTTCTCCAAGTGCTTGTCAGAATGTTTAGCTGAGATAGCAACATGACACTCCGAAAATCCAAACTGCACTTGGTAATGCGGAATATGAATCTCAGCAGTAGTGGTGGAAGGTCCTTGAGAACAGGCTTTGATCCCGTAAGCCCAGACGGACAAGGCGCCGGATGCCACACTAACGCAGCGTGATCTAAGTAGCTATGATACCTTGCTTTGAGAGTGAGGAAATGCAAGTGCGACTCTTGCCGACTGCGCTTCTACTTGCCATGATGAGCGAAAGCCAAGCTAGTTGGGCATCTAACCGTGATAGCCGGAACTCCTTTCTGGAAATGCCTATTTTTTTATGCCTATTGGCACATAGCTCAGCCTGGAAGAGCGCACGGCTGTTAACCGTGATGTCGTAGGTTCAAATCCTACTGTGTCAGCGATTTCAAAAATTTTTTAAAAACAAAAAAGGGAGTTAGAGGGGGATGCCTGTCTGCCATGTGCAGATGGGCGTTTTTTGATTTTATGGCGAACAAACGAGAGTCAAGGCAATGGTATGACCAGACTATAAGGGACATAGCGCAGAGGAAGGACCTGCCGTTATACGAGCGCATTGGATACTGCTTTCAGGTCATCTTGAACTTTGTCGAGAAGTACAACACGAAGAAAGTCAATCGAGACAGACAGTGGGCGATTATCTGGCTGAAATACATCCGCGAAACGTGCGTCATGGCGATGGCCAATAATGTAGACGGAGACTGGCTGCACCTCTACTGGGATGTCATGTTGATCGAAGCGAGGCACATGGTTGTCGATAGCTATTTTATCTTCCTGGAGCGCAAGAGAGAGCAGCACGCGAAGTTTTATGAGCCACGAAGAGAGCTGCTTGTGAAGCATGGAGTTGTCCAAGCTCTGCAGGACCTTGTTGATGACAAACTTGACCTGCTTTCCATATCGATGCCTCCGGGCACAGGAAAGAGCACGCTTGAAATCTTCCTGCTAAGCGGAATCATTGGCTGGTTCCCAGACAAACCAAATCTGACGTCCTCGTTTTCAGGGACCATGACAAAATCCTTGTACGATGGAGTCAACCAAATTCTCACAGATGTTGACGAATATGCTTGGTTTGACATATTTCCGGAAGTTCCGTTCAGGTCCAGAGAAGGGACCAACTCAAAGGACCAGACCATCAATGTTGGCAAGCGAAAGAGATTCAAGTCACTCACTTTTCGAGCTATCAATGCTTCGCTTACTGGTAACACCAGATGTGAGTATCTACTCTGCGCCGACGACCTTGTTTCCGGAATCGAGGAAGCTCTGAACAAAGAACGACTAGAAAAGCTATGGCAGACATACAACACCGACCTCAAGACACGAAAAAAACAAAATTGTAAAGAATTGCACATCTGCACCCGCTGGAGCACCCTGGATCCGGTTGGAAGGCTGAAAATTCTAAACGAAGGCAATCCGAGAGCAAAGTTCTTGTCTGTCCCGGCCCTTGACGCAAATGGCGAGTCCAACTTCAAGTACGAAGGAGATGTTGGATTTGATACTGCCTACTTCAAGGACATTCAGAAGTCAATGGATGACATATCCTTCAAGTGCTTGTTCCAGAATGAGCCCATTGAACGTGAGGGATTGCTGTACCACGACGATGAAATTCGCAGATACCTGGAGCTGCCGATGCAGGAGCCGGATGCTGTTTTGTCAATCGTTGACACGAAGAACAAGGGCACTGACTATTTCGTACAGCCGGTTTTGCTGCAGTACGGCGAGGATTACTACTGCACCGATGCTATCTGCAATGACGATTCAAACTATGAGTTACAGTATGCCAGATCCGCGAACATAATACTCACCAGACATGTTGAGGCTTGCCAATTTGAGTCAAACAATGGCGGCGATAGAGTTGCCCTGGAAGTAAGCAAGAGAGTGAAAGATGCAGGCGGATACTGCAATATCACGCAACAGTTTACGACTCAGAACAAAGAGACAAAGATTATTGTCTACGCTCCATGGGTGAAGCAACATGTTATCTTCAAGGACCGGTCTATGTACCAGCCGAACGAAGATTACGGCAAGATGATGGCCTTTCTCATGGGGTATTCGCCCGTTGGTAAGAACAAGCATGATGACGTACCAGATGTTTTCTCCAGCTTTGCGAAATGGAAGAACAGACCTGAGACGCCGCCGACAATCGTAGGGAGACGACCGTTTTGAAAAAGAAAAATGCGCTTAGTCAGTACAATGACCTTGTTAGAGAGATTGAAGAGGTTGAACAGAGAATCGCTAAGACCGAGAGGGACCTTCAGAGGATCATTGACGAAGGGGAAGTAACCGACATGGTTCGTGGCGGTGAAGGCGGTATTCAGCACTTCCAGATTACTGGATTCCCGAACAGGGACTATAACAAGATGACCACACTGCTGAACACCAGGAAGAGCATCCTTCATGCTCTGAAGTCAGAGATAGAGCAATCCATCAATGATGTCCAAGGGTTTATCAATAGCCTTGAGAACTCCCATGACCGTAGGATTGTCACTATGCGAGTAATAGACAAGATGTCATGGCGGCAGATAGCACAGAACATTGGCGGCGGCAACACTGCCGATAGCGTAAGGATGGCATACAACAGAATCTTGGAAAGAGAGGACCAAAATGGCTAAATATGTCAAGAAGCCGATTCCGATCACTGCGATTCAGTGGACAGGACACAACAAGAAGGAAATCATGGACTTCGCCGGCAATAACTGTAGATTCCGCGACGGTAAAATTTCAATCATCATCCCCACTCTTGAGGGAGACATGGGAGCGATGGACGGAGATTTCATTGTCAAGGGTGTCGATGGCGAGTTTTACCCATGCAAACAGGATATTTTTCTGAAAACTTATGAAAAAATCAGTGAATAAGCGAATGTTGTTCGTTTTGTTCGTTTTTATTGATTTATATTTATGCTGAGAAAAGTTACAAGCAAGGTTATTCCGTAGTGGGAGCCTTGCTTTTGGCATATTGGAGAGAGAAAAAGACATGGCTGATACTACTAGCACAGACGCAAAACAGAATACAAATCCAAATGCGAGTGCTGCGCAGTCCCCGCTCTTCACAGGCAGGAAGAAAATCTACTGGCTTCCGGTTGATTTATCCATCGACGAGAATGTTCTTGATGCCGTTGAACAGACAATGATTGCGCACCAAGAGAACCGCGCGGCGATGCTTTATCTGCAGAAGTACGAGAAAGGCGACCAGCCGATCTTTTACCGCGTAAAGACCATTCGTGAAGATGTGAATGTTCATTGCATGGCCAATTATGCCAAGCTCATCACAGATTTCAAAGTCGGATACGAGTTTGCCAGTCCAATCATGTTTGTTCAGAGAGCTGCCGACGACTTCACGAAAGCCGATGTCAGGAAGGATGATAAAAGGGTCTCATCGCTGAACGAAATGCTGTGGGAGCAGGACAAGGCAGGTAAGGATATAGAACTTGCACACGACTTCAAGACAACAGGTCTAGGCTATATGCTTGTTTATCCCAAACGTGAGAAGTCAGATGACATTGCACCGTTTGACCTGGTTGTTCTGAACCCACTGAACACATACGTCGTATACAGCAATGACGCCTATCAGCGAAAGATGATGGCCGTGACATATTCCTGGATTCCGGAGATGTCAATTGCGCGAATCACGGCATATACACCCGACTGGGTATACGAGATTCTTGGAGACAAGATTGTTAGCAAGCAGCCGAATATCATTGGCAAGATTCCGATTGTCGAGTTCAGGAATGACGCTAACAGAATGGCTTGCTTTGAGACGATTATCCCGCTGGCCGACGCGCTGAACATTGCCAACTCAGATCGAGTAAATGACATTGCACAGTACGTACAGGCAATCTTGTGGCTGCATAACTGCTCTATTGATCCGAACCAGAAAGATGAGCTGCGAAATGGCGGTTTCATCCAGACGACAACTACTGCGGACGGCAAAGAGGCAAAAGTTACATACGTCACAAGCGCTTTGAACCAGCAGGAGACTCAGGCCCTTGTCGATTACCTTTACGACCAGATGCTTGAAATTGCTGGCGTCCCTGGTAGAGACAGTGCTTCCGGCGGCAACACCGGCGCCGCAATTCTTCTGTCGAACGGCTGGCAGCTTGCAGAGACAATGGCAAAGACCATGGAGCCGATTTTTGCGGCATCCGAGATGGAAATGCTCGACATTATCATTGCTATCTTCAAAAATTCTCCGAACATTCCGGAAGATTTGAAGGCACTGAGAAAGTCTGATGTCATTGTCAAGTTTAGCCGTAACAAGACATACGATCTTGTTTCCAGAACGGTTGCTCTTTCCAATCTGATTAACATTGGCATTGAACCTGGTAAGGCTATTTCTACTGTCGATATTTTTGACGACGCGCAGCAGGTCACAATCGATTCCCTTGAGATGATTAACAAAATCCTTCTTGGGAAGATCAACAAGAACACAGAGGATAAGCCTCAGAACGGCGACGGTATCTCGGTAGATGGAGTCAAGGGCGCTGACGACCACAATGCTGAGCAGAACAGGGAGAACTCCTCTGCGGTATGAGAACCACAGATTTACGGTTTGATGAATTGCATAGCTTGTCGAGAGACATCTACGAAGAATACTTCGGAGCGATGCCGATAAGCAATGACCAAAAGACAGATAGAGTGCTGATTGCTATGGCACTTGAGGACCGGTTTCTCAACATTCTGTCTTTGGCCGAAATTCGGCAAAAAGAGAACAAGCCGTGGTTGGGAGAAGTGATTGAGCTTTTCGCTTTAGCTTTTATGGCTGTAGCAAAGCGCCGCGTCGATGACGACGAGATTGCTGCAAAAGCCACTCGTTTTGCACAAGAGGTTGGTCTTTCGACCTTCACTCATCAAGACGATGAATATATGACTTCTGCTGATAGGGCAATAAACATGGCGGCCACAGAGTCAAATGCAATCATGTGTTATGGCGAGCTGTCAGATGCCATTAAAGCGGGTCTGACAATGAAGAAATGGCGCACAATAATTGATGGGCGCGAAAGGGAATGGCACGAGGAAGTGAACGGCGTGACCGTCCCGATTAATGAACCTTTTGAGGTCAACGGTGAATTACTTATGTATCCACTTGACGACTCTTTAGGGGCCAGCGCTGACAATATAGCTAATTGCCGGTGCTGCGCCGAATATATGTAAACCGTCACGGAGATGTGACGTTAATAAAGCGCAAAGTGCAGAGACGCACGGTAAAAAACGCACTATTCACAAAGTCAGAGAAGACTATAACCGCAAGGAGAACTTATGGACGAGAATATCAAAGTTACCACAGAGGCAGAGAACACTGAAGGCACTGAGCCGAAGGCTGAGACAAAAACTGCCGAGGAGCAGCTTGCAGAACTGCTTGCAGAGAACAAGAGGCTGAAAAAGGCAGTAGACAAATCTGCTTCCGATGCTTCTGGTTGGAAGAAGAAATACATGGACACGCAGAGCGAATCAGAAAAGCTGTCTATGGAAAAGGCTGAACGTGATGCCGCTATCCGAGAGGAACTTGAAGCACTCCGCAAAGAGTCCGCAATTAATAAATTTGCCAAGTCGTTTATGAGTTGTGGATATTCCGAGGAAATGGCTACTAAGGCGGCAGAAGCACAGTATTCCGGCGATACGGACGAACTTTTCCGTATTCAGAAGACGCACATGGACAACATGGAGAAGAAGATCCGTGCAGACCTCATGAAGACAATGCCTGCCCCGGCTACTGGTAACGATGATGGCATCCAGCTTACTCAGGAACAGTTTGATGCGATGTCATACAGAGAACAGCTTGACCTGTATGAGAAACATCCTTCTGTGTACGAAAAATTCACAAAATAACAATTCGTTACTCCGGCTCTCAATTCTGTGAGAGTCGCTAACCCACAAGAATTATGGGAGGATTTAATATGGCTGCAGTATCTACTACTACCGGCACTTATCTCGCCAACCTTTTTAATCCCCAGGTTGTTGGCGATAGAATTCAGAAAAAGCTTTTCGATTATGTCCGTTTCGCCCCTCTGGCAAGGGTTTATGACAACCTTGAAGGCCGTCCGGGATCTACTGTGACTCTGCCTTACTACAATTCCATCGGAGCCGCTACGCTCGTTGGAGAAGGTCAGGATATTCCGATTTCCCAGCTCACTGAGAGTACAGTAACCGTCACAATCTCCAAGTATGCGAAGGGCGTACAGATTACTGACGAGGCCGTCCTCAGTGCCTATGGCGATCCTATCGGCGAGGCTGTTGACCAGATTGCACAGTCCATCGCACAGGCATATGACAATGCTATGCTTGCGGCTATGGGAACATCTGCTGCTGCGAATATGACAACTGCGGCCGCAGCTCTTACCGCTGACGGCATCGCATCCGCGCTCACACTGTTCGGTGAAGACATCGATGGCGAGAAGGTCATCCTTGTTAATCCGGCTGCTTATGAGACAATCCGTAAGGCTAACGGCTGGATTCCCGGAACAGAGGTTGCGGCAAACATGATTATCCGTGGCACTGTTGGTATGATTCATGGTTGCCAGGTTGTTGTTTCCAATAAGCTGACTACTGCAAACTGCGCTTACATCGTTAAGCCTGGTGCGCTGGCTATCTACAACAAGAGAGGCATCCTTGTTGAGACTGACAGAGACATCATCAACAAGAGTACCGTAATCACAGCGGATCGTCATGCGGCCGTATATGTACTTGACAAGACCAAGCTCATCAAGATGCCCGGAGCTGCAACGACCTAATAAGGGGACTACATGAAAGTTTTTATCGCTATCCCATGTATGGATACTCTCTCAGCCAAGTTTGCTCAGTGTCTAGTCAACCTTGTGAACCACAAGCGTGACTTTGATGTTGAGGTGGGATTCCACATTGGCAGTCTTGTATATGACAGCCGAAACAAGCTTGCTGAGAGGGCGATAAATTCAACAGCAGATTATATCTTCTGGTTGGATTCAGATATGACATTTATGCCGGACACTCTCGACATGATGGTCGCGGAGCTTGAAGCAAACAACTACGATATGTTGGCCGGTATGTATTACAGACGCAGACCGCCGTTTACCCCGACATTGTTCAAAACTTTGAATATTTCCCAAATGGGTGTTGTCAGTGAGGAATTTGATGAAATCCCAGATGAGATTTTTGAGGTTGCCGGGTGTGGATTCGGATGTGTTCTCATGAAGCGAAATGTCTTGTGGAATGTCCTGTGCCAGCATGGATATATGTTTTCGCCAATCAACACAGTCGGCGAGGACTTAAGTTTCTGTTGGAGAGCGAGGCAGTGTGGTTACAAGATTTACTGTGACCCTACAATCGCACTGGGGCATGAGATAAGAACTATAATCACTAAATCGAATAGAGGAATATTTAATGGGAATGCTTTTAAGACACAGACCTAGTGATTCTGAAAATATCACTACAACAGAGTGCTTCGGAAGACCAGAAAGCGCAAAGCCTGTCGAGAAAACGGCAGAGTCTACGAAGGATGAGAAGCCGAAGACCGTCAAACGAGGCAGACCAACCAAGTAAGACAAGGACACGGATATGGAAGATGTCAAGAATAAAGTCATGGAGATGCTATTTGACTATCTGACAGATGCCGATAGCACCATGGTTAGTGTTCTTGCCGACAGAGCATTGATGGCATATCGAGAGTATAGAAACTATCCCAGCACATGGGACGAGGATGCTATCATTGCCGACATGACCAAGCACGTTAGTTGCATATCGGATCTCGCTTTGTATGAGTGCATCCAGCAAGGGGCCGAATTTCAATCTATGCACATTGAATCAGGCTTATACCGTATGTGGAATAACAAGGGCAATGTATTTACTCAACATCGCGTAGTTCCTTTTGTGACTATTTAAAGACGGTTGCATGGCGTAGGCCCTCCACTGCGCCGTAGGGAGTGTCTCATTTGGGCGGTAGGGCATGACACTATTTATATTTTGGGGGAATAGACATGAGGTGCTTGCAGAGACAAACACAAAAATTGTGGTTTTCTGTCAAAAAAATGGGGTTTACCGGGATTGATGAAACTTCGGTTTATAGCAAGCCGGAGATGCACAGATTCACGGTGTCTGCCACGGGCTCCACTCCGGAAGATTACGCAGCCGGTATTGTCCCAGATTACGACAGATATATCACATCATTTGATCGCGACTTCAATCCTATCGAGGGTACACAAGTCTGGGTAGATGTCGAGCCTGTTCTCGACGAAAACGGCAATGTGAAGTTTAACGATGACGGTGAGCCTATCGTGCCGCCAGACTATACGCTGAAAAGGCGCGTTGATACCAAGATGGGTAACGTAGCCAGATACTTGATTAAGAAAAACGGCGACGAGGTAGGTGATGGGACATGGTAATCAAAATTTCCGGTCACTCTGCGAAGTCTCTCAAGGAAGCTGCGAAGCAGGTATTACAGTATCGTGATAAGTTAGCAGACAAAAACGAACTGTATGTTTCGTGGCTATGTGACGAAGGAATTAAGCAGGCAAGGGGACACTTATCAAACGTAGATGACAAGTACGACCCGCCCGACTTTGAAACAGAAGCGCCACATGCAGCTATGGGTAGTAACGGTAATGTGTCTGCAGTTCTCAGCCTAATTGGAGAACAAGCGGCATTTGTTGAGTTCGGAGCAGGTATTCACTACAATCCAGTTCCTAATAGCTCCACACATCCTTTAGGTGTAGAGCTTGGATTTACCATTGGTTCTTATGGCGCTCATCAAGGTCTACATGAAGAGTGGACACATAAGGGTGAGACATACCAAGGTACACCGGCCGCAATGCCGTTATTTCACGCTAAACGGGCAATCGAAGATAATGCTACATCGATAGCACGAAAGGCGTTTAGGAGTTAAGACATGGCGACAATTACTGAAAATCCCATTGAAGAAATCTACGGGCGATTTGTTAATGAATGTGTGAGCAAGAATGTTATTTCTGCCGAGAACATTTCGTTCGGCAAGTCTGATGTCGGGGCAAGGCTCCCTTGGGTGTCCTTTAAGCCGATGACAAACTACACCTGG